AATGGAACAAGTGCTTATGCAAACACATCATTAATACCGAATTCTATTTTATCTTTAAATTCAACGCATATATCAGGTTACATTAGAAATAATATAAATTCACCAGGACCAATTATAAGTAGCGAAGATGCTGGAAGTTATAATAATGGATTATATATCTGGCCAAAACAAGCTGCAAATCAATATTCAATAAGAGTAAATGACAGTTTTAGTGATTTTGCAATAGTTACTTATGATGTGAGAGGGTTTCATATAGCTATTAGAACAGGGGCTAACGTAAAAAAATATAGAGTAAATACTACACAAATATTTAATTCTACAACTAATTCAAGTGCCTTAAATACAAGCAGTATGTATATAGGTGCTTCAAGAAATAACGCTAATTATTTTAATAATGAAATAGCATTTAGTTCAATAGGAGACGGACTAACAGATACAGAAGCAGCTAATTTTTACACAGCGGTACAAGCATATCAAACAACTTTAGGTAGGTCAATAGGCACACAAACAGTTTCAGACGCAGACGCACAAGCTTTTGTTACGGCTGCTAATATTACAGACCAAGTTCAAGCAGACGCAATTAATAACCTTGTAATAGGAATGAAAGCGGACGGTATATGGACTAAGATGAAATCAATATATCCAATTGTGGGAGGTGTAGCAAGTTCTCACGCTGTTAATCTTAAGACTCCAGGCACATTTAACTTGACATTTACAAACGCATGGACTCATAGTTCAACAGGAATGACACCAAATGGAACAAGTGCTTATGCAAATACTGGCTTTAATCCTTTGACTCAATCTTTACCAAGGAATAGTGCTTCAATGGGTGTTTATAACAGAACAGATACATTAACAACTGGAGCTCATGGTCAAAGAGTTTCTAACACTTTTGAAATATTTGAAAGGTGGACAAATAACACTGCATATTGTTATATAAATGATAATAGTGGAGGATTTCAAACAGCTAATTTAGATTCAAGAGGTTTATTCCAAGGCTCAAGAACTGCATTAAGTTCAATAAGATTAAATATAAATACAGCTCAATATACTGGAACACAAGCCTCGACTGGTGATTCTAATGGGAATTTATGGATAGGAGCAAGTAATAACGGTGGAACAGGAACATTTTTTAATAATAGAGAAATTGCATTTTTCTATATTGGAGAAGGATTTAACAATACAGAAATGCAAAACATTTATACAAGAGTACAAGCATATCAAACAACATTATCCAGAAATATTTAGGTATTATGCAAGGTAGAATAGTAACAAACCAACAAGCAGAAGAATTACAAGGAGTATTCTTTGACGCTGACACATTTTTTAATTTCGTTCAGGATATTAACGATGTATATTTTTTATTTTTAAGTGAACAAGACGAAGCGGATATTGCTCCGACTGAATACGCTTATTTATTAGATATTCCTTTGAGTCCTTTTGAACCAAAACCAACACCACCACCTTTTAATTAATAAGATATGAGCGTACCAGCAGGAACAAGATTTATAGGAATTCAGCCAGGCGTTGACATGGTTGAAAGAAAGTCCAGTCAAGCGAACAGCCCGACAGAGGTGTATACTATTGATGAGATTAGAACGAGTTTATACTCAGCAACATTTTTTGATACCACAACTCAAAATAATGGAGGGGCTACAACAGCTAATCAAGTTAAAATAAATACAACACAACAATCAACTGGATTTACATTAAGTAATGATTCAATTGAAGTATTGAATAATGGAGTTTACTTTATTAACTTATTGATGCAGCTTGCATTCACTGGTGGTGCATCAAATTATAATGTCACCGTATGGTTTACTATTGATGATGTAATTGTGCCAAATTCAGCATTCACATTCACAACAACAGGAGCTCAGAATGATCAAACTCTTGCAAATATTACAGATACAATATCATTGACAGCTGGTCAAGTAATAAAGTTTTATTGGTGGTCACAAGCTACTGGAATGAAATTATTATCAACAGCAGCTGGATCTAATCCAACAAGACCATTGTCTCCATCTGTTAATTTTACAATCTTTAATGTTGGATAATAAGTGAAGTACCTTATACCTTTCTTGTTAATCATTTTATCATGCACACCTCAACGAAGATTTGACAGGTTAGTTAAGAAGTACCCATATCTTTTAACAAGTGACACGCTTGTAATTAGAGATACAATACGCGATACAATTCGCATTACTATTCCAGACGTTCAGGTTGATACTATAGTTAGTATTAAAGAGCTTTATGATACAGTTACCATAGAGAAAGATCGGATAAAAGTTAAGGTTTGGCGAGTAAAAGACAAGGTATATATAAATGGCAAATGCGACACTGTATATATCGAAAAGCCGATAGAACGGATAGTCTATAGGAAGATACCTGTAAAGTATTACGAAAAGACTCCTTGGTATAAGATATTGCTGCATAATGTTCTAGGAATTTTATTAATTTTGCTTATAATATATACTACGTATAGGATTATAAGAAATTACTTAATATGAAAACAAAATTACTTTTACTAGCAGCATCATTTTTAGCAGTACTTTCTCCAGTCAAACCAATGATATATGTTGCTTTACTTGCAATTGTTTTAGATACGGCATTTGGCATTTGGCGAAGTGTTAGAAAAGGAGGATGGAAGGCTATTAGAAGTAGAAGATTGTCTCACGTTGTAAGTAAATCACTTTTGTATTGTGGAGCAATATTATTTATATTTTTGGTTGAGAAATACATAGCTGCTGATTTACTAGCTCACTTTATATCAGTTGATCTTGTAATGACAAAGATAGTAGCATTCTTTTGTGTTGCTGTAGAGATTAAGTCAATTAATGAAAGCTATGAATCGGTTACTGGTAAGAACTTACTAAAGTCATTAAGAGAGTTCGTAACAAGGGCAAAAGAAGAAGCAGATAAATTAACATGAAGTTAGATATAACAAAAATAGTTCAGGCTAGACTAAAGGATAGCCAATATTTTCAAGAGGAAACTCCTAAGAATCAGATTTACTTGCACCATACTGCTGGAGGTGGAAATGCTGTTGCTGTATCTAAATATTGGGATACTACAAAAGATAGAGTTGCTACTGCATTTGTAATAGGTAGCAGGGGTACTATTGTTCAGTGTTTTTCATCTAGAGAGTGGGCTTATCATTTAGGACTAAAGAATGCTCCATTTTCAAATATGGGATTACCTTATAAACCACTTGATAAATTCTCAGTTGGCATTGAGGTATGTAATTATGGTCCACTTAAAGAGAAGAATGGTAAGTTCTATAATTATGTTGGTGGTGTTGTTGATCCAAGTGAAGTAACTAAACTTGACAAGCCATTTAAAGGACATTTTCTTTGGCAGAAATATACTGATGAGCAGATTGAGAGCTTACGTCAATTGGTTGTATATTTGTGTGAGACATATGACATACCTAAGGATTATAATGATGACATTTGGGATTTATCGAAAAGAGCTATGAAAGGTGATGATGGTATATTTACTCACAATTCAGTAAGAAAAGATAAGTCTGACATGTATCCATGTCCACGAGTAATTGAGATGTTAAAGAGTTTGTAATGAAAAAGCAGAAAGACATATCATCATTTATAGTGAAGCCAAAGGTAAGTAGACCTGGTGTGCATGCTAAGACAAAGACGAGTAAGACAAAGACAAGTAAGAATTACAAAAAACAATATAAAGGACAAGGGAAATGAAAGTAAATAATTATCCAGTTAAAACTCCAGCAGCTGGAGACAAACTATTTGGTAGTGATGCTAGTGGTGATCAGAAACAATTTGACATGTCGGCTGTTAGTAGCAATGTATTTCAATATGAGATAGGCGAGTACGTTGAGGATGAAGGTGGAGTAATATTTCATAAATATTTAGATGGTAATACTCAGAATTATTTGGTTGTTTCAATTACTGATCAAAGTTCTGGACAGGCTTGGAGCAATGTTACATCTACATTAATTGGTTCAACTGCTCAAAGTACATGGGATGGGTTGTCTAATAGTAATGCAATTATAGGGCAAGTAGGATTTACAAATGGTGCTGCTAAAACGTGTTTAGATTTAATTTCATTAGATAAAAATGATTGGTATTTACCAGCTATTGATGAACTTAGTTTACTTTGGCAAAATAGATTTAATATAAATAGAACTTTATCTGGTAATTCAAGTTATGGAGTTATATCTGGAAGTGAAATTATTTCATATACCAATAATGGTTATTGGAGTAGTACTGAATTTGATAATGCTAGATCAGTTGCGCAAAGTTTATTTGTAAATGGCGGACCATCTTTGGAGCAAAAAAATAATTCTTCTCTTTCTATTCGAGCTATAAGAAAATTTAGTATATAAATACTATATTTGCAATATAAAAATTTAATAAAATGAAAAAAATTGAACAAGACGAACTGTCTAAATTGACAGAACTTAATCGCAGCTTTAGAGATTTGAAGTTTGAAGTTGCTGACATAGAGCTTTCGTTTGAAAGATTAAAAAGCAAAAAGAAATCAACTCTAGCAAATTTAGAAATAGCGGCACATGATTTAGCAAAATATCAAGAAGAAATAATTGCTAAATATGGCGATATAACTATCAACCTACAGACTGGTGAATATAATTAGAAAAATATCAATTGGCCCTGACTATATGAAATCAATGAACTATACTGTTGGACAGGAAGTTCTTGATAAAAGTTATTCTATCTATCAGATAATAAGAAATGAAGATGGTATTAAACTTTATATCATAAAAGATGGCGAGATTGTTTTATGGAAGGAGTTTTCGGACACTGTTCCTGTATCAATTGAATATAATATAAATTTCTAATGAAAGCACCATACTGTTTTATCATCAAAGCTGTTGATGGTAGGAGGTATGACAACATAAGAACTTACGGAGACAAAGAGTTCATTGTAAGTACCTCGCAAGAAGATCACACAGTTTCAAATAGATTTGCTGAAGTAATATCTGTTCCAATTTATTATGATGGGCCTATAACTATTGGTGACATTGTTGTTGTCCATCATAACGTATTTAAGTTTTACTATGACATGAGGGGTAGACAAAAGAGCAGTTGGCATCACTTAAAGGATGACCTATTTGTAGTTGAGCCTGAGCAGGTGTATTTGTATTCCAAAGATAAAAACCTTTGGAGTGCACCATCTCCATTTGTTTTCATTCGACCTGTGCCATCTGAGGACAAGATGTTTAATCCCATAGGTTCATTTGAAGAACTTTGGGGTGAGGTTGTATTTAAAAATGATGATATGACGGAAGTTGAGGTTGGTGATATTGTGTCATTCACTCCTGATAGTGAATATGAATTTAGAATAAATAATGAAGTTCTTTATAGAATGTATAATCGAAATATATGTCTAAAAAAATAGAGATATTAGAGGCAGCTAAGATTGCTATTGATGAGTTGGTAAAGGTATTGAAAGAACCAATTATCACTCGATCTGAAGATGATATATCAGCAGATAAATTAAAGAACGCTGCATCGGCTAAAAGGTTGGCATTTGAGGATGCCTTGAATATGTTAGCTAAGATTGAGGAGGAGGAGAATAAAAGTAGTGATTCACCTACGATAAACGTAGGAAATGGTGGATTCGCAGAAGGTAGAGCAAAGAAGAAGTAAATACTTTTTACAAAAAGGCGTATAAATGGAAAATAATCTTTACGTTATACTAGATGATTACATTCCTAAGAATGTATTGACAACCAAAAATAGACATAAGTCTTGGGAGTATGGTTATAATAAAGATTATGACATTGTAGTTATATCAAAAGATGGAACTATTGGTCAGATATACGAAATTAATAGCGTTAAGATTGCACTTCCTTCAACACCTGAAAAAGTTACCGATTACGGCAACAAATGGGTAGCGCAAGAGTACCCATCTGAACTACAAAAAATCAAGACAATATTTGATTGGAATAGGCGAGATAATGCTTTTAAGTCGAAGTATGTTGACTTGATTGAAGCAGAATTTGACAAACGAGATAATGGTCATTGGTTTATAAATAATGGTAAGCCAACCTATATGACAGGCACACATTACATGTATTTACAATGGACAAAGATTGATATTGGTCTACCTGACTTTAGGGAATCAAACAGGATATTCTATATCTATTGGGAGGCATGTAAGGCTGACAATAGGTGTTTTGGAATGGAATACTTGAAAAATAGGCGTTCTGGTTTCTCATTTATGTCTAGCTCGGAGATATGTAATACTGGTACAATAGTAAGAGATTCTAGGATTGGTATATTGTCAAAGACTGGTAGTGATGCCAAGAAGATGTTTACTGATAAAGTTGTTCCAATTGTAAGAAACTATCCGTTCTTCTTCAAGCCTATTCAGGATGGTATGGATAATCCAAAGACTGAGTTAGCATTTCGTGTTCCTGCTAGTAAGATTACTCGGAAGAATATGGATCAAGAGAATCAAGAAGAGATTGATGGACTTGATACAACAATTGACTGGAAGAACACAGCTGACAACAGTTATGACGGTGAGAAACTTCTATTATTAGTTCATGATGAAAGTGGTAAATGGGAAAAGCCTGAAAACATATTAAACAACTGGCGTGTAACTAAAACATGCTTGAGGTTAGGTAGTAAGATTGTTGGTAAATGCATGATGGGTTCTACATCAAATGCATTGAATAAAGGTGGTGAGAACTTCAAAAAGTTGTATAACGATAGCAACCCTAGAACAAGGTCAGCGAATGGTCAGACTAAGAGTGGACTTTATTCGTTGTTCATTCCAATGGAGTGGAATATTGAAGGATATATAGATGAATTTGGTTGGCCTGTATTTGAAGATCCTGATAAACCTGTAAAGGGTATCGATGGGGAGATAATAACGCAAGGTGTTATTACCTGGTGGAACAACGAGGTTGCCGCATTGAAAAGTGACTCTGATGCATTGAATGAATTTTACCGACAGTTTCCTAGAAGTGAATCTCATGCATTTAGAGATGAATCTAAGCAGTCTGTCTTTAACTTGACAAAGATATACCAACAGATTGACTACAACGATTCATTAATCAAAGATCAGGTATTAACAAGAGGTTATTTCCATTGGAAGAATGGAGTAAAAGACAGTGAGGTTATTTGGACACCTGATAAGAATGGTAGATTTTTAGTATCTTGGATTCCTAATAGCAGGTTGCGTAATAATGTTATAACAAGAGGTGGTAAGAAGTATCCTGGTAATGAGCATTTAGGAGCATTTGGATGTGACCCTTATGATATATCAGGAGTAGTAGGTGGTGGTGGATCGAATGGCGCATTGCATGGTATGACTAAATATCACATGGAGGAAGCACCAACAAATGAATTCTTTTTAGAGTACATAGCTAGACCACAAACTGCTGAGATTTTTTTCGAAGATGTTTTAATGTCATGCGTATTTTATGGTATGCCATTATTAGCAGAGAACAATAAGGCTAGGTTGTTATATCATTTTAAGAATAGGGGATATAGAGCTTATTCAATGAATAGGCCTGACAAGCACAAAACAAAGCTATCTAAGACTGAGATAGAGATAGGGGGAATACCAAACTCATCTGAAGACGTAAGGCAAGCGCATGCATCATCAATTGAGACTTATATTGAGGAATATGTAGGTTTAGATATTGAGGGAACGTATAGAGATCCTGACTGTATGGGATCAATGTATTTTACAAAGACATTAGAAGATTGGGCTAGATTTGATCCAAACAATAGAACAAAACATGATGCTTCTATTAGTTCAGGTCTAGCTATAATGGCTACACGTAAGCATTTATTTGAAACAGAGAAAAAAGAATCGAAAATAAGTATTAAATTTGTAAAATACGATAATCGTGGAATTAGAAGCGAAATATTAAAATAATGGAGAAATTATCAGTTGCAATTTATCAATCACCCTTTCCAAACCAAATGGCTAGCGATGAAGAAAAAGCTACAGTAGAGTATGGTTTAAAGGTTGCAAAATCTGTTGAGGGTGAGTGGTTTAAGCGTAAAGCAAATACATGTCGGTTCTATGACCAATGGGGTGAATTCCATCGTTTAAGATTATACGCAAGAGGTGAACAACCAGTACAAAAATATAAAGATGAATTAGCAGTAAATGGAGATATGTCTATGTTAAATTTAGACTGGACTCCAATACCTATTATACCAAAATTTGTTGACATTGTTGTCAATGGTATGAATGATAGATTGTTTACTATTAAGGCTGAGTCTCAAGATGTTATGTCTGCTGAAAAGAAGAACATCTTTCAGGATATGATTGAGGCTGATATGGTAGCTAAAGATTTCTTACAAATGACAAAGGATCAATTTGGTATTGATGCATTTAATGTCAATCCTGATGAGCTTCCAGAGAACGATGAGGAGCTGTCATTATATATGCAAATGAAATATAAGCCATCTATTGAGATTGCTGAAGAAGTTGCTATTGACACTATTCTCAAAATGAATGAGTACCCAAAATTAAAGAAGTTAGTTGATTATGACTTAACTGTTTTGGGTAAAGCTATTGTAAGGCATACATTTTTAGTAAACGATGGATTAAAGGTTGACTATGTAGATCCTGCTAATTTCATTCATAGTTATACTGAGTTGAATGACTTTTCAGATTGTTATTATTTTGGTGAGGTTAAACAAGTTCATTACACTGAACTTTTAAAAATAAATCCAAACTTAACAGATGAGGAATTGAGAGAGATTCGTAATGCTTCATCTGCTTGGTATAGTTATTTTCCTATTATTCGTAATTACCAGGATGATGCTTTTTTAAATGAGGTTGTTACGTTGCTTTATTTTAACTATAAGACTAGCAAGCGATTTGTATGGAAGAAGAAAATTCTTGAGAATGGTGGTGAACGAGTAATTAGAAAGAATGATACATTCAATCCTCCAGTTGAAGAAGGAATGATGTTTGAAAAAGTTGAGGCAGTTCGTGACGTTTGGTATGAAGGTATATTGGTAGGTGGTTCTAATATCATGTTGAAATGGGATATGATGAAGAATATGGTTAGACCTAAGTCGGCTACACAAAACGCACTTCCTAATTATGTAATGTTTGCACCTAGAATGTATAAGGGTAATACTGAGTCATTAGTAAGACGTATGATTCCTTTTGCTGATCAGATACAACTTACTCACTTAAAGTTACAGCAAGTAATGGCAAGGGTAGTTCCTGATGGTGTATTTATTGATGCTGATGGTATTAATGAAGTCGACCTTGGTACAGGAGCAGCATACAATCCAGAGGATGCGTTAAAGTTATACTTCCAAACTGGTAGTGTTATTGGACGAAGCTACACACAAGATGGTGAATTCAATAACGCAAGAGTTCCTATTCAAGAGTTGAATTCAAATAGCGGTCAATCTAAAATGGCTGCTTTAATTGGTAACTATAATCACTATCTAAATATGATACGTGATGTGACTGGTATTAATGAAGTAAGAGATGGATCAACTCCAAGTCCTGATGCATTGGTTGGTGTTCAGAAATTAGCTGCATTAAATTCAAATACAGCTACACGTCACATATTAGAAGGTGGTCTTAATATAACTAAGAAACTAGCTGAGTGTTTATCAATACGAATTGCTGATATATTAGAGTACTCTGACTTCGCTGAAGAATTCGCAATGCAGATAGGTAAATATAATGTCGCAATTCTTAATGATGTAAAGGACCTTTATTTACATGACTTTGGTATATTCATTGAATTAGCACCAGATGAAGAGCAAAGACAAATGCTTGAGGCTAACATTCAAGTATCATTACAGCAACAAACAATTGACCTTGAGGATGCTATTGATATTAGGATGATTAATAACATCAAGTTGGCAAATGAGTTGCTTAAATTAAAGAGAAGAAAGAGAATGGAGCAAAAGCAGAAGGAATCAGAAATGCAGTTCCAAATGCAAATGCAAAGTAACATTCAATCTCAACAAGCTGCTGCCGAGTCTAAAGCACAGTTGCTTCAACTTGAAGCTCAATCTAAAATACAATTGAGAGAAGCTGAAATGAATTTTGCTGTTCAGCAGATGCAAGCTGAAGCTGCTATTAAAGCTCAGTTGATGGATAAAGAATTCCAATTCAATATGCAACTTAAAGGCATTGAGACTGATAACTTAATGAAGCGTGAAGAGAAGAAAGAAGAAGCTAAAGATAAGCGAGTTGATCTTCAAGCAACAAGACAGTCAGAGTTAATTAATCAAAGAAAGAATAACTTACCACCATTGAATTTTGAGTCTACAGAAGATTCTTTGGATGGGTTTGATTTAGAATCATTTAATCCAAAGTAGTATGAGAAATAGTAAATTAAAGGTAAAGCCTTACGGAAGTCTCGTTGCATCTCCAACAAGTGGTTATGATGCAAGCGCAGGAGCGACTATATCTAAAGGACCTGTATCAGTTTCTGTAACTAGATCAAAGGGTTCTGATTATCCAACTGAAACTAATATTGATGTTAATTTATCATTTCCTATAACCAAGAAGGTTAAGATAAAACATAAATTATAGTTTATGGCATACATAGAACATAATTTCTTTCCTTTAAAGGTATTTGTAAGGAATGAATATATGTATCAATTTAAAAGAGGACATGGTGAATTTACTGAAGGCGTAATTATATCGATAAGATGTATGCCATGGCAGGCTGTATTATTTCAAGTTCTTCTTGATAATGGTGTTATGAGAGATAAATTACCTAGCCATGCTTTATTAACTGAGGCTGAGTTACCAAATCCCGATTTACCTTTTCATTATTTACAAATATGGAATTGTTTTAGCTATCGTTTTACATTGACACAACTTTCTTATGTTTATGATACAAATGTTGATGTATACATGAAGGACAGACAATGGCATAAAGGAACTTATTATGCTACAATTAATTGGGGTTCAAACGATATAAATACTGATATAACATTAGCTGAAGATCCACTAGAGCATAAGTCACATCACATAATATTACTTGATAATGGTCAGATAGCATTACAACCAAACAATAGAGTACGTTGGTATGAGCCATCTTTTGTTACTAGAGAGTTTCCATCTAAGCCTGACTATTTAGTTAACAAGGCTTGGTTTAATTGTGAAGGTTTTGACAAGTGGCATACTGAGGATTCAGATGCTATGTTTTATGACAATGTAGACCTAGATTAATCGGAGTTTTTCCGATTATTTGCTTGCCAAATTGCATGAATTTTTCCAGATTTGGCAACTGAATAGCAGCCAAAAGGACAAAAAAAATCTTTGTTTTGGCTCTTATTCATGATGTTTTAGAATTAAGAAATAAGAAACATACCTATATGGGGGGGGTATATATGAAAATGACACCCCCCCTCATAAGCAATACTATGTTAATTCTTAATTCGAAAAAAGGAATGAAAATACCACCTTATTAAGAATGTTGATAAGTTAGGTTTGCTCATATTCATGTATAATATATTAGCTATTTGAGCCATATTTATATGTTTTTGCATAATATATTAGCCATTATTAGCAGTTTATACGTAATAAAATATAATTATTATCTTTGTAAAAAATAAATTAAATCAAATGGAAGGTGAATTTAAAGTAAGAGCAGTAGACTTCGAAGAAAAGTCTGTTGCCGAAATAGAAGAACAGCTTATAAAAGAGCATGAAGAAAATACAGGGGTAGCTTCTATAGAAGAAGCACCTGTTGATAAGGTGGTTATTGAAGATACTCCACCTATAGTCGAACCTCAAGAGATTGAGATAGATGACAACAAAGTTCTTTCATATATTGGAAAAAGATATAACAAAGAGATTAGTAATCTTGATGAGTTGTTTGAGCAACGTTCAAGCAATGAGGATTTAGATCCAGAGGTTGCTACCTATTTGAAATATAAAAAAGAAACTGGACGTGGAATCGAGGACTTTATGAAGTTAAATAAAGACTATGATTCTATGGATCAGGACCAATTGCTATTTGAATATCGCAAGAATAAAGATAAAGATCTTGATATTGAAGATATTAAATTCGATCTTGAAACTCAGTTTGGATATGATCCAGATTTTGAAGAAGAGAAAGAAATTAAGAAAAAGCAATTGGCTAAGAAAAAAGAACTCACAAAAGCTAAGGAATATTTCAACAGCTTAAAAGAACAGTATAAAGTTCCTCTTGAGTCAAGAGAATCTTTTGTTCCGCAAGAAGAGAAAGAAAGCTATGATGCTTATAAGAGTTATAAACAAGCTGCGAATCAAGCGGAGGAAGAGCAAGCGAAAAGGTCAAGGTATTTTACTGATAAAACTTCTGAGTTGTTCTCTGAAAAGTTCGAAGGTTTCGGATTTAATTTAGATGAGAATAAAAAATTAGTTTACAAACCAGCTGAAGCACCTGACTTACTGAAAGATCAATCGAATCTTCAGAACTTTGTATCAAAGTTTTTGAATGAAGAAGGTTATCTAAAGGATGCTGAAGCTTTCCATCGTGCTATTGCAGTAGCTTCAAACCCAGAGAAATTTGCCAAATTCTTCTATGAGAAGGGAATGACAGATGCGGTTGACAATGTTGCTAAAGAGTCTAAAAATATAGACATGACTCGACAAGCAACACAAGTTACACCAGCTCCAGGTTTCAAAGTTACAGCACTAGATGATAGTCGCGGCAATAGATTAGTAATTAAAAACAAAAACAAAAATTAGAAAAAATGGCTGGTACATTACAAGCGAGTCCTGGTGTTGCAATTACACCTAGCTCAGTGAAGGCAGCATTGCCTACAAACTACATTACGAATTTTAGCTTCTTGAATCAGTATCTTCCTGATACTTATGAGCAAGAATTCGAGCGTTATGGTAACCGATCTATCGCATCTTTCTTGCGTATGGTTGGTGCTGAAATCCCTACTAACTCTGACTTAATTAAGTGGGCGGAGCAAGGGCGTTTACATACTAAGTATACAAATGTTATCCCATCTTCAGCAGCTGGTACAGATACAGCTACTTTTACAATGGCAACAACATCACCACTTACTGTATGTAACTTTAGAGTTAATCAAACTGTATTCCTTTCATCTCAAAGTGTAGCTGCTAACTCTGCAAAAGGAGTTATTAGTGCAGTTGCTTCTGATGGTTCTACATTTACAGTTAAGTTTTACAACGCGTCTGGTTCTCCATTTACTATTACTACTGAACTTGTAACTGTATTCGTTTATGGTTCTGAATTTAGTAAAGGAACAAGCGGTATGAGCGGTTCATTAGAGGCTCAAGATATATTCTTTGATGTTAAACCTATTATCATTAAAGATAAATATGTTGTGTCTGGATCTGATATGGCTCAAATTGGATGGGTTGAAGTAACTACTGAGAATGGTGCTACAGGTTATTTGTGGTATTTGAAATCAGAGCACGAAACTCGTCTACGTTTTGAAGATTATCTTGAAATGTCAATGGTAGAAGGTGTACCTGCTGAAGCTGCATCTGATGCATTAGCTTATTTGTCTCCATCTACTGCTGCTGCTCCTGGTTCAGCTGCTGGTACAACTGCTGCTGGTACTAAAGGTTTATTCTACGAAATCGAAAACAGAGGAAATGTTTGGGCTGGTGGTAATCCATCTGCTTTGGCTGACTTTGATACTATCGTACAACGTCTTGACAAGCAAGGAGCTATCGCTGAGAACGCATTGTTCTTGAATCGTCAGTTCTCTTTCGATATTGATGATATGTTGGCTGCTCAAAACTCTTACGGAGTTGGTGGTACATCTTACGGTTTATTCGATAACAGCGAGCAAATGGCTTTGAATCTTGGATTTACAGGATTCCGTAGAGGTTATGAGTTCTACAAAACTGACTGGAAATATCTTAATGATGCTACTCTTCGTGGTGGTCTAGTTGGTGGAGCTGTTAACGGAGTATTAGTTCCTGCTGGTACAACTACAGTTTATGACCAAGTTCTTGGTAAAAACGCAAAACGTCCATTCTTACACGTTCGTTACCGAGCTTCTGAAGCTGAGAACAGACGTTACAAAACTTGGATGACTGGTTCTGCAGGTGGTGCTTCAACTAGCGATCTTGATGCAATGGAGGTTAACTTCTTGTCTGAAAGAGCTCTTTGTACACTTGGTGCAAACAACTTCTTTATCTTCAAAGGATAAGAATAAATACAGAGAGGGTGTAAAAACCCTCTCTATTTTTTTAAAATTTAAATTATATAAAATGGAAAAGTTATCAATTAAAAAAGTGGCTCTTGAGCCTAAAGACAGAACTTATATTCTGAAAAACAATCAATCGCCTTTGTCTTATTATATAGCCTCAAAGGATACTCCTAGACAAAGATTACTTTATTACAACGGAGAAACTAATACCAATCACCCATTACGTTACGCTCGAAACTCAAATAGTCCTTTTCAGGAAGAGCAAGATCAAAATGTGATAGTTGAGCCTATCGTGTTCGAAGATGGTATTTTAATAGTACCAAAAACAAATCCAGTATTACAACAATTCTTACATTATCATCCTGGTAATGGAACAGAATTTTTTGAATTTGACAATGAAAGAGATGCAGAAGAAGATGTTAAATCAATGTATTCTGAGCTTGATGCACAGTTGGCCGCTAGAGATTTGGCTGCAAATGACTTTAATACATTAGAGGCTGTTGCCAGAATATTACTTGGTGGAAGAGTTGATAAAATGAGCAGTGCTGAAATTAAGAGAGATATGATGATTTATGCTAAAAGATACCCAGAAGATTTCTTGGATGCAGTAGATGATCCATCATTAAAAATCAACAACATTGCTGCAAGAGCAATATCTGATGGATACTTAACTACTAGAAATCAAGGTAAGGATTTGTATTTCAACTTAAAAGAAAACAAGAAGAAGTTACTTACAGTTCCATTTGGTGCTAATCCAGCATCTGTTTTAGCTTCATATTTACAGTCAGATGAAGGTATTGAGCTGTACCAATTCCTAGAAGATAAGTTGTCAAATAATTAGTATATTTGCATTGTTATTAATAATAAATTATTTAAGTTATGGAAAAGTTTTTAAAATTAACTGCTGGATCTAACGTTACAATTCTTAATGCTTCTAGTATTCAGTTTGTAGCTACTACATTAGCTAGTAGTACATTAGTAGATGTTTTATATGGTGCTGGTGGAGCTACTGCTGCTTCTGATACTGTTCGTATCACATCATCTACTACTGCAACAGCTGCTGAACAGGTTGCATTTAGAGATGCTATTTATGATGCTATTGAATTAGCTAATAGAGCATCAAGTAATCCAGATTCATTTATTGTTCCTGTATTACCTACTGGTATTACTATTTCAAGCGTTGCACTTGCATAATAGGAAATCAAACTAGAAAGGAAGAGGCACTTATTGTAAGTGCCTTTTTTTATTTATCTTTGTAAGTATGATAAACGAAGTTAGAAATACTGTTCTGTCTATATTAGCAAAAGACAATAGGGGATATGTTACACCGCTTGAGTTTAACCTATACGCTAAACAAGCACAGTTAGATATATTTGAACGATATATATACCTATATAGCAATGCAATTATCAAGCAAAATCAAAGAATGCATGGTGAGGGTTATTCTGATGTACCTAAAAAACTATCTGAAGTTCTAGATACATTTTATAAAGTTGATTCACTTACTTATACAGCTCCATATTTTGAAGTACCATCAGATAGTTATTTCATTCAGAAGTTAGTTTTAAATAATAAGGAAATAGAGAAAGTAAGCCAACAAAAAGTCCTTTATCTATTGGCCTCAAACTTGACTGCACCAACGGCTGCTTATCCTGTTTATACATTGATGGATGATGACGGTACAACTAATGCTAGAGCTAATTTTATGGTTTACCCTAACACGATAACGGCTAGTGTTGATGCTCACTATTTAAGGTATCCAAGAGAGCCTAAATGGACATACACTTCAGTTGGTGGAGATCCATTGTTTAATCAATCTGCTATTGACTATCAAGACTTTGAACTGCCAATGAGTGACTTCTCTGACTTGGTTGTTAAGATATTACAATACGCTGGCGTATCAATAAGAGAGCAAGAAGTTATGGCAGCAGCTAAGGCTGAAGAGCTACAAGAAATACAACAAAAACAATAATAAATGGCATACATTACTAACTATCAATATTATACTAACAATGGTGTAATACCTGAAGATACGAACTGGGGTTCATATCAATATGTTAGCCTTGCTGATATAGTGAATAACTTTATGCTTATGTATGTTGGCAATGATAAACTTGTCAATAATGTTGAGCGATATACTGTATTATTTCATGCAAAGAGAGCTATTCAAGAGCTTAACTATGATGCATTAAGAAATATCAAGGTAGTTGAGTTGCATTTAGATGATAGCTTAAAGATGGTATTACCTCCTGACTATGTTAACTATGTAAGAATATCATTGCTTCGACAAGGTGTTCTTTTGCAGCTGACTGAGAATAGATCAGTATTGTCAGCTACTGCATACTTACAAGACAATGATTATAATATTATTTTTGATTTAAATGGTGAAGTAGTTACAGGTACATCAAAAGTTGATATGATGAGACTTGATAAACAACTTTACACTGGACCTGGCCCTTACAATGGTGCTTACGGATGGGATTATAATGGTGAATGGTATTTTGGTTATAATATGGGCGGACGTTATGGTCTAGCTACTGATGAAGCAAATAGAAACCCTAAGTTTACTATAAACAAAGCAGCAGGAGTAATTGACTTTTCTACTGGCGTTGAAGATGGCTACATTGTTCTTGAATACATTTCAGACGGAATGGAAAATGGTGATGATTCTCTTATCACAATCAACAAATTAGCAGAGGAATATATTTATAATTATTTGAAGTGGGCTATATTAAGCAACAAAACAATGGTTCAAGAATACCTTGTTAATAGAGTTCAAAAAGCTAAAACAGCTTCTTTACGAAACACTAAAATAAGATTGAGCAACTTACATCCAGCTAGACTACTTATGTCACTAAGAGGGCGTGATAAAATTATAAAATAATGGAATTAAAAAAGACTTTTATTGCAGGGAAAATGAACAAGGATCTTGATGAGAGACTTGTACCTGATGGAGAGTTTATTGATGCATTAAATGTAACTATTGATACAACATCTGGATCTAATATAGGAGCTGTTTCAAATTCACTAGGAAATACATTAGTTACAAATATTCAAACATTAGTAGAGAATGAAGGTATTACTTATGTTGGTTCTAATGCTAAAACAATAGGAGCTGTTACTTATGAGGCTGACAACTTAATATATTGGTTGGTTACAAGTGATACTTTTGATGCTATATTTGAATATAGTGAGTTATTTCAATTTACAAGTATTGTTTTATTGTGGGATAAATCAACTGCTAGCCCTCTTAATTTCAACAAGAACTACCCTGTTACTGGTATTAATTTTATTCCTGCATCTAAGGGTGAAGGCCCGTTTATATATTGGACAGATGGATTGAATCCACCGAGAAGAATAAATGTTTCTAGAGCAAAAAGTTATATTACTAACGATCCTAGAATATATGATGATATAGACGTTATTTTAACACCTCCATTGTATTCACCTAAGATTGATTTGTCTTTTGTATCAGATATTGACGTTTCTAATAATATTCAAGAAAAGTTTATTTATTTCTCATATCGTTTTAAATATAAAGACAATCAATATAGTTCATTATCTCCATTTTCATCTGTTGCATTCCATGCAAGTGGATTTGCTTATGATTACAATACAGGTGACAATAAAGGAATGCTCAATAAATATAATAAGGTTGATGTAACATTTGATACAGGAAATCAATTTGTTGAGCAAATACAAGTTTTGTATTTTGATACATATAGGTTAAATGTTTATATAGTCGATAATTATAATAAAGCAGATATACCAATATTAGATAATTCAAAATATACTATAACTTTTTCAGCCAATAAGATATACACACCGTTAGAATCAAGTGAAGTAACTAGATTATTTGATAATGTACCATTAACTGCTAAAGCTCAAGAGATAATAGGGAATAGATTAGTATATGGTAACTATGTTCAATTTAGAGATATTGTTAATGGAGACGGTATAAAAATTATTCCTAATTATGCTTTATCTCTTGAAGATGAAGTTATAACCACTGAGCCTAAAAAGACATTTAGAAGTGATAGAGATTATGAAATTGGTATAATATATACTGATGAATATGGAAGAATGACTACTGCTTTAACTAGTAAAACAAATACACTATATATTCCTCCAACTAATTCAGATACAGCAAATTCAATAAAAGTAACATTAAATAATGAAGCTCCATATTGGGCTACAAATTATAGATTTGCAATCAAGCAAGCTCAAGGTGATTATTATAATATATTTCCTAGAACTTTTATTGTTGATGGTGTATTTAGATATTTCTTGATTAATGAGTCAGACAGAGATAAAATTACTGTAGGGGGTTATATTATTTTTAAAACTTCTAATGGTATAGCAACTCATTCGAATAAACAATTTAAAATACTTGAGCTTGAATATAAACAAGCTAGTTCACCATTTACAATTGAAGGTTTATATTTTAAGATTAAAGCTGACCCTATTGATGTATTTTTGGATGAACCAACATCTCAATCATTTAGTATTTTTTCTACAGGAAGAGGTCCTAATTTGACTATTGCTGGAGCTCCATATCCTAAAAGCCCAGTTGTATCAAGAATTACTAGTGTTCAATTTGATAAAGCATTTTATTCTGGAACAGGAGACAACACATTGACTCAACCATCTCAAGCAGGAGCTCCAAATGTAAATATGACTTATCCGAATACATCGTTTGAGTTATTAAAGGATTATAGAATATCTATTAGAATAGTTCCAAATCCTTCTAGTCCAACAAGTCTTGGAACTCATTTTCAATGGACTCAAGTACCTGATGCTGATAGTGGGTGGAGTTCATCAATATTAATACCTAGTAGCACTTCATTTTATAATATTGACTTAGGTACTTATTTTGGAGTACCATATAATTTTAATGTTTATTTTGATAGTGGAAACTATAATATTGGAGATCAATATGTATTTAATATAAGAGCAAATTCTATTACAGCAGGTTCTTCATTATTAAGAACTGTAATAAATGGACAAGGAATACTATCATTAGGTGATGTAGGAGGTATACCTACTAGAGTATCTGATACACAAATTGATTTAGATCCTGATGATTATGGAGGTCATTCTACACTTATATATAACGGACCAATATATCCTGGTGCTGCTATAGAAATAAATATATTAGAGGATAAAATACCTGGATCTGGACCTATAAGAAATCAAAATAATAGTTGGACAAGTGATAACTATTACAAGAATTTAGAGGAGTGGTTTTGGAAATCAGGTGCTTATCAAACATTTCAATATAAAAATCAAGCTGATGTTTTAACTACATCCGCTAAAAATATAATGTTTAGAAGATCAGTTAATTCAACACCTTCTATTGATAGTGCAACTGGAGAAGATACTAATTTTATTGTTGAAAGTTCAACTGGTTATTTAACTCTATTAGTAAGAGGTGTAAGTGATAGAAACGTATCTAATAGGAGTTTAATAACAGCTGAATTAAATATCACTCAAACTCCAACAGTTCAATTATCTGCGGAAACAGTACCATTAGAATCAGACATTGATGTATTTTACGAAATGCGTAAGACGTATCGAATTGAGAACGGTAATCACATGGTATCGTGGAGATGGAATGATTATACTTATGGAGATGTTTGGCCAGATGTTCCTGCTGAATTCGACTTTTTTACAGTATTAGGTCCAGCTACGCCATTTGGTGATGTTGCTGATGACATGCAGCATTCATTTAATGCAGGCGAGATAGTATATGTTAAAAATGATGATCCATTAGCAGCATTTGGTCCGCCTAGTGCTTATTATGAAATACTTTATGTTATAAATGAGTATGCTATTATAATTGATTTAGCAGGTCCACTACCAAGTGGTTCTGCAACAGGTAGTGTATTTTATCAGCAATGGGAAAGTGATCAAGATTTTAATGGAAGTCCTGTAGTTCCATTAGTAGTAGAACTAAACAATATAACATCAGATAACTCAGACTTCAATGCTTTTGCTTTTGGTAATGGTGTTGAGTCATATAGAATTTATGACAACTTCTTGAGACCTACAATGAGATATAGTCCAAGAGCAACAAGTGTTATTGAGGATTACAAGCAAGAAGATAAAATGTCATCTCTTTGCTATAGTGGTATTTTTAAGGGAGACACATCAACCAATAGATTAAACTCTTTTAATTTATCTCAAGCGAATTTTAAGAATTTAGATAAGCAGTACGGACCGATACAAAAGTTGTACGCTCAAGATACCAACCTAATGGTATTACAGCAGGACAAAATAACGTCAGTTCTTTATGGAAAGAACTTGTTAGTTGATGCTGTTGGTGGAGGTCAGGTGGCATCTGTACCTGAAGTGTTAGGTAATCAGATTGTTCATCCATCTGAATATGGTATCAGTAACAATCCTGAGAGTTTTGCTAAGTTTGCCAATATAGTTTTCTTTACAGATGCAAGGAGAGGAGCTGTATTGCAAATGGCAGGTGATCAAGTCATTGAAATATCAGCCAATGGTATGAAGAATTATTTTAGAGATGAGTTAAAAGACAACCCTAACACTCAAAAACTAGGAACGTATGATCCGTACAATGAGACTTATGTGTTATCATTTACAGATGTAAGACAAGGTGTATGTCAGTTGTCAATTAGTCAGGCTAATAGAACACTTACTTGGAATACAGATGGAAATTCTTACTTTATGTTTAGTATCATGTCTAATACATATTGGACTATTACTTTAGAATATGGTGGTATTGATACTGGATGGGCTAATATATTGGTAGATTCTGGTTATGGCGATCAAGATATATATGCATATATTGATAGTAATGATTCAGAGTCATCAAGATATGTTGATTTTGTAATTGAATATTGTGATGGTTCAACAGAGACATTTAGATTATTCCAAAATGGAACAGAGTTGCCGCCACCACCAGAAGAAGAACTTTAATAATTTGTGATATGTGTGATTGTATAAAAGTAACTTATCAATTAATAGGTGAAGATCCTGTAACGGTGGAGGTGGAAAAAGCAAATTATCAATTGAATGGAAAAAATGTTTATCCAATGTCAATCGGTGATACAGAATTTGGTATAGCATGGAATACTTTTGGCGGTGGATTTGCGTGGTTAGGTCCTAATATTAATCTTACAACAGACACACTTTGCCCTTTCGGTACTTTTACAATCGAAGAAGGTAGTATATTTGAATCATTTGTAGTTACTCCATGTATACCCCCACGAAAAACAATAACATACTCAAAAGTTTCTGAAGGTTGGAATTCATTTTGGTCTTTTTCACCTGATTGGATGACTGAAATGAATAGCATATTCTACACATTTAAGAATGGAGAACTTTGGAGGCATAACGTAAATACAACTAGAAATAATTTCTATGGTAGTCAATACCCATCAAGCATTCGAACAATATTTAACACCGATCCATTGATGGTTAAGATGTTTAATACGGTATCTCTTAACAGCACACATCCCTGGACTGCTAATGTGTATACCAATATAAATGACGGTAGTATTGACTATACATATTTCGTTGAAAAGGAAGCTCAATGGTATGCATATATAAGACGATTTGACAATACGATTGACGTTAAGGCTTTATCTACTCAAGGAGTGGGGTCGGCTGATAGTGTTGATTCAACAACACCATCTGCTGTTGTATTAGACTTTTTATTTAAACTTGACTCAAGTATTAGTATTGGAGATAAGTTATACAAAAATTCAGCTGGTACTTTGGTTCTTGTTGGAACAATAACTGACTTATTGCCTAACTCAATTACTGTTGATACTACATTAGGTAGTATTCCACTTACAACTGATTTTTTAATATGTGTTAAAAACAGTCAAGCTGAATCATTTGGAGCAAGAGGATACTACATGAATATCTATTTAGAGAATGATTTGACTGAGCAAGTTAAATTGTTCGCTGTAGGCACTTCAGTATTCAAAAGTTTTCTGTAAATTTGTGTATGGAAGTTCGATTCTTAAATGATGATGATTATAACAAGTTATCATCATGGTGGAAAGACTGGAGGTGGACACCTCCGCCAGCTGATATGTTGCCACAAAACGGCAAAGGAGGCGTGATGGTTCACAAAGATGGCATTGAGATATGTGCTGGATTTGTTTACTTCACAAACTCAAAAACAGCTTGGATTGAATTTATAGTTTCGAACTTTCATTATAGGGAAGATGATAGGCATGAAGCTCTTGAATTTCTTATAAATGTATTAATTGAAATGGTTAAAGATACTGGAGATTTTAAATACATTTATACATCTTTAAAGAGTAAAAGTCTGATTGACAGATATAGCAATTGTGGTTTCCAAAAGGGAGATAGTAATTGTCAAGAAATGGTTAAAATATTATAACATGGCAGCAGTAACAGGCACAATAGTAGCTTTAGGTGGTTTAGGTTTGAGTGCAGCTCAAGCAATCAAGGCCAATAAAGATATGAAAACAGCTTCACAGGCAGCAGAAAAAGCAGCAGGTGAACTTAAAAACATCAAGGAGTTTAATGCATTTAAGCAAGTACAAGTTCCTACACTTGGATTTGATTTGGCTCAACAATCACAAGCACAAGCAACAACACAAGCAATGCAATCATTACAAGGTGCAGGTGCTGAAGGTGTGATTGGTGGAGTTGGTAATGTACTTCAAGCTACAAATGAGCAAGCATTACAGTTAGCTGCTCAAGGTCAACAAGCTCAATTTCAAAGAGATGTGGCGCAGGCTGAAGCAGAGCAAGGAATTCAAGCAAGAAAGCAAGAGCGTGAATTTATGATTGGATCTAATGCATTACAAAGTGCTCAAACGCAAAGAGTAGCTGCTGAAGAAAAACGTAATTCCGCTATTGAAGGCATGTTTAGTTCGCTTGGAAGTGCTGCTACTAGTGCTGCTGGATTAGTTCCTTTGTATGGTAAAAATAATTACCAAAGTGGAAAAGGTGGGGGTGTAAATTGGGATTTGATGTCAAGTAATCAACTTCCTCAAGGTGTATCAGCTCCTAATCAACCTATTACATATAATACTGGAAGCACGATAAACAATTCAACAGCTAATGCCTTAACTGGTAATTTAACTGGACAAGTAATATTTCCTTAAAAATGGCAAGTAGATATAACGAATATACAGGATATATACCAGCTACACCGATAGACTGGGCTAAACTAACTGGAGGTCTAGTTACTACTATACAAGGTATTGGTACTGAAAGACAAGCTGAAAAAGCTGCTTTGGACAAACTCCAATCAGACAATACTAAAATACTTCAGAATACTGAACTAGGTAAAAGCCAAACATTAAACCAATTGATATTGTCTGGTTCAAATGAAGGTAGACAATCAATGATGGAATGGAATCGACAATTAAAAGCTGGTCAGATTACTCCACTTGAATATAAAAATAGAATTAATAACTTGATGGATAGTTGGTCGACATTTGCAAACACTGCAAAAGGATACGATCAACAAATGCAAGAGGCATTAAAAAGGCAGCAAGAAGGTTTAGGTTCTGGATTAGAGTTAGAGTTGAATAATAGAATTGCTCAATTGGGTGATTTAAGAAATAAAAAAACACAGGTTGATCCTAATAATGGCAATTTTGTTATTGGTCAATTAGATGAAAATGGTTTATTTGATCCATCAAGTGTAATGGATTTAAGATCTATATCCCAACCAGGAAATATAATTGACAATAAAGTTGACTTATCATCAATTGTAGATGAAAAAACAAAGGGATGGGAAGATTGGACTATTGAGCTTGGAAACAAAACAATTACTGATGCTTTACAAAATCCAGCTATTCAAAGAGCAAGACTTGATTTAGCAAATGGTATTTTAAATAATCCTAGAGCTATAACAAGTGTATTGAAAGATAATACTGATGGGGAATATGATTTTTATTATAGTGAAAAAGATTTAAACTCTAAAATTCAAGATAGAATAGTAAAAGAAAATGAGTTAAATAAACAATTAGGTAAACCTGCTTTAAGTGGTGATTATTTAAATGAATTCATTAATTATCAAAGAGATAAGTTCATTTTATTGTCTCAAGATGATCAAGGTGTTTACCAGCCAAATTTAACTAATAAGCAAATTGAAGATGCAAGGCAAACAGTTTTGGATTCAATTGATTCAAGATTAGAAAGGAAAGTTGAACTAGACGAACCTCAATACAGAAATAGCGGAGGCGGAGGCGGAGGCGGAGGCAGCCGAAAAGAAGAAAAGCCTATTTCAGATATAGCTAGTAAGGTTTATAGTGCTATACAAATATCTGGAAGTAGTCCTAGAGAAGCTGAAATAAAATTAAGTGAAGCATCAGGAGGAGAATATATATTTAAGTTTGAATCTGATGGTTTAAATGTGTATAAACAAGTTGATAAAAGAGGCGAAAAAGTATTAGAAAAACAAAATTCAGTTCCTTTTAAGGGTAATAAATATGCTGATAATTTATATAGATATTTTCCAGTAAATGATCAAGAGTGGATAAATGACTTAGATAAATTAAGACAAAGTGGAGGATCATCAAGAGCAAGATCAGGAGATCCATTAGGTTTAGGAATTTAAAAAAAAAATTATGCCATTAGATTATACAGAATTTGCTAAAAAAATAAAAACTAAATATCCAGAATATAGTGATGTTGATGATTTAACTCTATCAAAAAAAATGGTTGAGAAATATCCAGAATATAAAAATGAAGTTTCATTTGAATCATTAAAAAAAAAAGGGGTTTCACAATCAACACAAAACAACGGAGTTATTTCATCGGACAAATCCAAGACGGAAAATCAAAAGCGTTCGGAATCTTTATCTTCAGTAAATAGATGGGCTAATGTAACTGAACCAAAGGCTATACCTAGCAAATATAAGACTGATGATTATATTGATGTAATAGAGAATAAGCCTCTAAAGAAAAAGAAAGTTGTATCAGTAAAACCTGATCAATATGTTCCTGAAGTAAAGGTTACTGAAATTGATGCTCCTACAGAAAAGGAAGCTGAAACAATGATGGAGGAAGATTTCGGTAGAAAGGAATTTGATGCCTATCAGAATATTAATAAGATAGACAAAAACATTGCTTTTAAAACTGAAGATGAGGCTGTAGAGGAATTAAGAAAAAAGTTTAAGGGTAGTGGATTTATTTTTGAGACTACTGGTGTAGGCAACAAAATAAAAATATCTACATCTACAAATGGTGGGTTGACTACTATAAATTCAAAAGAATTTGAGTTAGTTCCTTCAGCATTATATGGCCAATCACAAACTGGTATGCCTGTTGCTCAAACTGAAGATTTAAATAGAATAAGCAACGATAAATATAACGAGATTGTTGACTTTATGAGCAAGTCAATACTCAAAAAAACAGATAAAGATTTCTTAAAGAAAGAAGTAAAGGATTACGGTCAACTTGTCAATCTAATGGCTGAGAATCCGTATAAGTATGGTGAGGAGTTTTTAAATCAATATGATACTGACAGGTGGTTTGACAATCAATACAGAGAACTTGTTATTGAATCAAAAAGTCTTAAAAGAGATGAGGATCAACTATTGGCTCAATATGATGAGCTTATAAAAAATCCAACTAGTCCAGAGCAAGAAGCAGAATTAAAGAATAAGATAAACTCTCTTGACGAAAGAAAGAATATATTAAAAAGCAAGTACGATGATTTAGGTAGATTGAATGACAAACTAAAAGTATCATCAGCTGTATATTATAAAAACAAAGAGAAGCAAGGAAATACGCTTGGTTTAATATCTAAGAGTTTTATTAAGGGTGCTTTTAATATGGAAAAAGCATTGGCTGGAGTAGCTGCTGATGTGATGCCTTATGTGCTTCCAGAGGGATCATTAATGCCAGATGTTCAAAGAGAAAAATTGAAGGCATCTGGAATGAGTGAGTCAGAAATAAAAGACTACGCATCAAAACAACTTAGAAAACAAATAGTTCCTCAAATAGAAAAGGGATTGACTGATTTGGTTTCATTTGGAACTACAGATGAGTATATTCAATCTAAAGATAGAGGTGATTTAGAGAAAGTAGCTTCTTTTTTATCTGAGAGTATTGGTACTGCAATATCAGCAGGAGGTAATCCTACATTGCAAAAGGTAGCATTCTTTAGTCAATCTTATAATGCTATTGAGGACGAGATGAACTCTAGTCAGTTTGATGGATTAAATCAATTTGAAAAAAAGTTAATATCCGTTCCTTATGCAATGACAATAGGTGCATTAGAAAATTTAGGATTTAAGTTCACAACTGGCGCAACAAAAAGCCCACTATTTAATAAGTTGGTAAATAATATAGTTTTTAGAACTTTCTCCAACTTACCAAAAGATGCATCGGCTACATTAATGCAGAATGAATTAAAAAGAAATACTGCTGCTATGCTTGCTAATATTGGATTAAGAATAGCTGGAGGTGCATTAGTTGAAGGTGCTGTTGAAGGTACTCAACAATTAGATGAGATAGCAATAAAGAACATATCAAATGCTATAACTGATAAAGATTACTTTCAAAATGTTCCTGATATTACAACAGCTAAAGGAATTAATCAAGCAATTGGTGCTGCTGCTACTGATGCTTATTATGGTGCTTTAGGTGGTTTAATTATGTCCGCTGGATCTGAATCAATTTCAGCTATTAGAGAAGGTTATAGCAATAGAAAAAGCGATGATGACTTTGCTGTGTTTTCAAACTCATTAAAGGATAATAATCTTAGATCATCTATTGAATCAGATATTAAATCCAAAATAGTAAGTGGTGATATAACAAAGGAAGAAGCAAAGGCTCAGATTGAATCAATGAATAAATCATATTCAATTTTGCAGTCTATTCCTGACAATTTAAATTTAAGGGATCAAAGAGATTCATTTAATTTGATTCTTGAAAAACAAAAGATACAGAAAGAAACAGAAGGGAAAGACCCTGCTCTTGTTGCTGCTCAAACAAATCGCATCAACGAGATTAATAATGAACTAAAAACAATATCAGAAAATGCCGTTCAAAAGCAAACAACAGGTGAAGTACCTGTACAGCCAAAAGCCACAGTTGGCAGAGAAGTGGAGGAAGGAAAACCCCAAGCAGAACCTCAAGGCGTTGCCGAAGAAAGTCAAGCAGTCCAAGAAGTAATTGATAAAACAAGGTCAGGATTATTAACTACAGAAAACCAAACTGAATTTGATCAAAATCCAATTGAAAATGCAAAAAAAGAACTTGAAGATAGAATCAATTATATTGAATCATTAAAAGATAGGGATTCAACTGATGAAAGAATCCTTAAAGAACTTAAAGATGATTACAACGTATTAACTGGTACTGAATATATAAGTGCTATCCAAGAAGAAGTAACTCTTCCAACCGATGAAATAGGTAGGTCTGTAGGTAGTCAGGAATATAAGTCTGGTGTTAGTCAAAAGAAAGGTAGGACTATTACTCGCACTACTCCTGACGGAACAAAAATTAGAGGTACATTTAAGATTGTTCCTGCTAGTGAATTAATACCTAGTCATAATCCAAATACATTTGGTAAGAATGAATCCTTCCCTCAAAACAAAGAAGGAAAGACGATAAATGACAGAGATTATGAAACTGACAAGCCTGCTCAATCGCAAGTAATTGACATAGCTCAAAACATTGACGAGAGAGCTGTCACGCAAACTCCAATTGTATCTAAAGAAGGTATCGTTTATGACGGTAACAATAGAACAATGAGTAGACAATTAGCGGCTCAGAATAAAACTGATGAAGAGTATCTTCAAGCGTTACGAGATCAAGCTGATATGTATGGGCTTACTGAAGAAGATGTTAATGCTATTGAAAATCCAACACTTGTTTTTGAGGTTGAGGATAATTTGCCGTTTGATACAAAGACTATGGCAATGTTCAATAAGCAAGAAAAGAAAGCACAAGGTCCTTTACAAAGGGCTGTTGCTATAAGTAAAAGAATTTCAGATAGAGCTAAAAGGTCATTGGCTGGTTTATATGAAGGTGTTGAAGTTCCGAGTGATGTAACATCTGATCCTAAAAACATGAAGCAAGCTATTGATATTTTAATTCAAGAAGGCTTGATACAGACAGTTGAAATTCCTAGATATGTAGATAAAGGTGTTGCTACTCCAGATGGTATTAGTTTTCTTGAGGGTGTTGTAATGGCTGCTAGTCTTAATGAAGATAGTATTAGAGAACTATCTGTTCCTGGAATGGGCGACATTAAAAAAGTCATACTTAAAAATGTAGTAGGCTTAATGCAGAATGCTGCAAAAGGAAATGATAGTCTTACTGAAGAAATAACTGGTGCTATACAAATAATACAAAAAGCTAAGGCTGCAAAAATAACTGTAGAGGACTATTTATCTCAATACGATATGTTCAAAGAGAACCAATACACAATTGGTGAAATGAGCATGGCTTTATTGTTGGACACAAAGAAGCCGACTGTATTTAAAAATTTCTTAGCTAACTACAATGAAAGTGTTGGAGTTGAAAATATATTTGGAGAGGATACAAGCAAAGAAGCAATATTAAATAATACAATAAGTACCTTAATAAGTGATTATGGAAAAATCAAAGAAAATCTTGAGAGTATTGCCAAAGAACGTGGCGAGCAAGTTAGCGAAAGTGTTGAAGAAGCTCAATCAATCGAAGAAGTAAAAGACCTAGATGTAACTGACAAAACCAACCTGCAAAAAGTCAAATCATTCCTTGACAAATTAGAGGACGATCTTGACAAGTTTGGTAAAGAAACACTCGGTGTTAACTTACCTGTTGCTGCAATGAAGTTAATTATTAAGGCTTTAAAAGTATCTGTGCAAGCAGGTATGACTTTGGAACAAGCCATTAAAGATTACGCTCAGAAAAATAATATAGAGGAAAAGCAGATTACTGACTCGCTATATAGCATGTCAGACTTTCAAGCTCGTAAAACAAGAGAACGAATTACTGGTGAGAAACAACCAAAAGTAAAAGTAAGCGAGAAAGCTAAGGAGGCAAAAGAGATTACTAAGAAAAAATCAACAAAGGTTGTTGTCGATGAGTATAAAGCAATGATTACTCAGATTAAGTTGGAGGCGAAGGCAGCTCGTGAAGCAAAGGCTGATTTGAATGCCAAGCGTAAGATGTTATCAGCTGCTATTAGTGGTATGGTTAAGACTGGTAAAATGAAATCCAGTCAGGCTGCCGTATTGGTTAAAAGAGTTAGCAACCTTAATCTTGACAATCCTGTAATGGTTGAGCGATTTACAAATTACGCTCAAAGAGTATTTGAAAGAGCTGACTACCAACAAAGATTAGATGATGCTTTTGCTATTAGGAAGAGCATTCGTAAGTTATTAAAGACTGACAACCAGGCTGAAGTTGTTGGTATGGCTAAAGAATTTACTTCTATTGACCCATCACTTGTTGAAGATATTGATGCTTACATGGAGATGGCTGAGAAAGTTAAGAATGCTGTTAAGCCATCGCGAGTAAAAGGTCTTGATGTTGTTATGAAAGAAGCAGCAAACATTGCTGAGATTTCTGAATATACAAATGAAGAGATTGCAAGACAAGATCAAATTAAGAAAGATGAGTTATTAGCTACTTATGATTTCTTGGAAGGCGAGATGTCATTGAAAGATATGCAAGATGTTATCAATGCATTGAAAGATCCAACAAGTCAAATGGACACTACTGAAAAAGAGAAGTATGTAAAAGACTACTTAAACGGTAGATTTGGTATCATGTCATCAATACTTGATACAATGTTTAAGACAGGTATTGATCCTATGACTGGAGAGGAAATAACATTTGATGAGAAACAAAAAGAATTAATTAAAAGAGCATTGAAGATTGATCTTAATGAGATGTCAGTTAGAGATGCTATTAAAATAGTTGAGAGTGTAGAGAACTTCATTACCAACCAAATTACAAGTGGTCTTGAAGCGGCTGTTAGTTCTTATGAAGGAGCTACAAATAGTAAGCAATTAGTTGATAAAGGAATAAAGGCTAAATCTTTGAGACTATTCTTTAGTAATTATGTTGGTAAAATATATAGCGAACAATTGTTCTCTCTTCCTATGTTAATGGAGAAGATGTTTGATGGTGTTACTAATTCAATTGATGTGATGAGCAAAATGGGATTAGTTAAACTTATTAATGGTGTCAATAAAGCTAACAGACAACATAATGATATTTTAGATCAGTATGTAAAGCAACCTTTCTATTCTACAAAAAATGCTCTTGGCCGTTATGTCATGAATAAAGGTTTCATGGATGCTGAGAATGTATACGAAAGAGGTATGCTTGCATTCTTAAAAAGAAATTTAGTTGGTAAGCCAGCTGAAATGAAAGCAGAGTTTGAGAGAAGAATTAGAATGGTGCAAGAATCTATCAATAAATTAACTGAAGATGGGGATGCCAAAGAACAAAAAATGGGAGAACTATATCAAAAGATTTATGATAAGTTGGGTGTCTCTGAAATGGACATGGATGTTATTAATTCCAACGCATCAAAAAATAATTTAGATGCTGTTAATTGGTGGGTTAATCAATGGTCTCAACATTATTCAGATTTATCAGACATTAGTTTATCTGTTTACAATACTCAACTTGGAAGTGATTTAAACTATACTCCAGATAAATACAAAAGACTTTCTTCAGAGAATCAATCACTTGATGAAGGAGCAGTTGAGAGAAATGGTGCTTTTGCTATTACTATTGATTATACTGATAAGAAAAAGACTGGTGTGTTAATGGAAACAACAAGGCCAAATGTTATGCCTGATGGCAGGTATATTAGTCTTGATTTTGATACTAATAACTCAAAAGCATTAAAGTCGGCTTTGGTTGATATT